TCTTATATGTAAATACCCTGGTTTTTATCTGGTTTTTAAGTAGGAGTCTAGTAGATTTATGATATTTGCAGTTCCTACTGGATTTGCACTATGAACATTAAATTCAAAATCAGCAGGTATAATATTGTAATCAAGATCTTGGTCTACAAGCCATTTTGCAAAATCATATCCAGTTTTAGCATTCTCATCACCTAAGTCATGATCAAAACTAATGTAAACAGGACAACCTTTTTCCATTACTATTTTAACTGCTTCGTCATATGTACGAGCCATTAACCAACCTGGCGTATTCTTAAGGCCGGATCCGACATGTGCGGGACATCTTATATCGTCAAGATACAACTTATATCTCACAACTAACTCCTATTAAATTACTTTAATATGGAATTCATTAATTTTGACATATCTTCATGCAAATTACTTTTTTGGCCTAATTGCCTTTCAAAAGCTGCGTTCAAAAATTTTGACGAAAGTGCTATGTCTTTAACAAAATCCTCATCAACAATATTTATATTATTTCTCATAGCAACACTACCTATTGCGTCAACACATTCTTGAACTAGCTTTTCTGATTTATTATTATCCATATAACTATAATAACAAAAAACCTATAATTGTCAATGATAAAAAGAAAGGACGCCGAAGCGTCCTTTCATCAAATGGTTGAGTATTTTTCTAACCTAATTTGCCGAATGTTAATACAATTTTAGCAAGTATATTTTTTATCGTTCTTATTAAACCCTTAACAACACTCATCCATGCATATATTTATAATATATTCTCATTAGTAAGTATATCTAGATCAGTATCTGTAATAGCAACATTTGAACTAACATTTAATTCAAGAATATTTTCACTTATTACTACTCTTTCTCTTCGAAAGTCTGACAACTTTGATTTATATTCTTCATACCCATTACGAACTAATTTTTCATATCTACCAATAAGTGTATTAAGCTGTACTCGTTTTGTCAACAAAGTACTAACACCAGTTTCAACATTTGCTTTGCCTACTTTATCTCGCAAACTATACAATACTGACTCTAATTCTTCTACTCGAATTAACCGTTCCGGTAATTCATTTGATAACTCAGTATCCAAATTTATGTCACTAATAGCTTGCCGAATTTGTTCCTGTAAAGTTGCGGCTTTGCGTAAATTAATACTCATTACAATTCTCCTTTACAATATATTAATGTAATTATTATACACTACAGACAATCGATCTGTCAAGAACAATTATCTATTTCTATTACTTATTCGGATTACCATAAAACATATTGATTTCGGAATCTTCAAGACCAGCAACTCGCAACTTAACAATATTATTAATTTGAAACTGCTTTGCTTCAAGTGCTTTTAACACTCCAAGAAACAGATTTCGTAATAAACTAAATTCGTTAATAAGTTCTGTTTGGTCTACAATTACTTGTTCACCATCAACATATGCTGATGCATCGCGTGAACTTAATTGCCTATTATACTTTTCTAAATACATTCTAAAAGTTTGTGCTCGTAGCTTTCTTAAATGTATATTTAAATGTTCAAGAATTGCTTCAATTTCTTGCAATTCAGAAAAACGTAATTGTACAATTGCTGGAATAGCACTTGCAGCTTTTTCAATACTTCCAGTAAATTTAACTTCATTACGTGCTATAACTAGCTGCCCTTCATAATAATCTATACAATCAGGAAGGGCAGCCATATTTTCAACTACCTGTTGATACCAACTAGCCATTAATATTCATCTTCCTCATCATCATCGTCGTCATCATCTTCTAAATAGTCACTCAATGCTTTTGCAAGATGAGAATCTAAAGTATCACAATCTCTCAATTCCTCAATATCACTATTTGTATCATAAAAATCTATAATACTATACGCGGCATCCGCTCTTTCCTTTTGTGGAATATATGATTTTAAAATATTCCACATTTCTACTATTATATCAGGATTAATATCCATCAATTACCTCCATTCATAGCAATAACGGATATTTACCTAATCCTCTTCAATTTCTTCTAATACAGAGTCTTCCATAACTGTTTCAAGTACTACGCCATCTCCCTGCTCTTTCAAAATAACAGGCAATGTATCTGCATTCCATCCTTTCCTAAAATATATATGTTCTTCACCGGCTTTATCAATATATCTTAATCTATTACCTTGTTTAACAAGGACACCAGATTTTTCAAACATATCAACCAATCCGCTGTATGGACTCATTCCTGTATCATATGGAATCTCAACTTGTACTGATTCAAATGGTTTTGAAAAGCGACTCTTCATTACTTTACAGGCCGCTCTGATTCCTAAAACCTCAGAAACCTTATTACCATCTGCATCAACCTTAAGTTTTAATTTCTTCATTGCAACAACAATTGAACTTGCATACACAAACCCTTGCCCGCCTGATATCTTATCGTCTGGGTTAAACATATCCTGTGAAGAATATGTATGGTTTGTAACTATAAACCCAATTGGATATGGAGCAATATTATTAACTGTATTACGAATTAATGCTGTAAGTGCTTTAGGCTTACGTCCTAAATCACCTTTTAAATCGCCGGCCTCAAACTGTTTAATATCTGTTGGCGATAGCAACATACCCAAACTATCAATAATAATTACTACTTTTGGGCAATCTTCATAATCATTGCCCTGGTTTTCTTCTCGATAACCTTTAAGAAATTCTGATAATGTTTTAGCAACACTATCAATCATAGATACATTAATTTTTAGAAGTTTATCTTCGCTTGTATCTACACCTAGTGCTTGTAGCCAAGTATTGTCAAGTGCATTTTCACTGTCCATCATAACAACAAAGCAACCTAACTCCTGTGCATTGCGAACTAAATTACCACTTACAACTAAACTTTTACCTGAACCAGATTCTCCAGCAAACATTGTTACCTTACCAAGCGGAACACCTTTATAATAGTCTCCGCTAATAAGATAATTTAATGCATAACTGCCAGTGCCAATCCAATCTTTAGGATCATTGAAGCCTAAACTTAGACCGTCAATATTTTTTGTTAAGCTTTTTCTTAACTTAGAAAAATCATAGGGTTTTACCATTTATTATCCTCCGTGAAATAAGAGGGGGCGAACCCCCTCTTATATGTTTTCAAGCCGATTCTGTTACGTTCTTTTTACGATCGCGAATCATTGCAAGAATTTCATCTGCACTTTTGTTATTGCCAGATGTTTCCTTACTAACTGTTTCTGCTACTACTTCAGTTTTAGATTCAGTTGTATCACTTGCTGTAACCGCTACTGTTTCAGTTTGAGCAACTTGTACAGTTTCAGTTTTCGATGATGCTGTGACACCATATGGGCGATAATGATCGCTCCATTTTGCTGGGTCATACAGTTCACCATCTACTGATGCCTGAAACATGTCATAAATTACTTTCACACCATCAGCCGATGGCCGCTTTGGAAGATAATCACTTAATGTAAACAAACCATGTGTACTAACTGCGGCTAATTCATCTTCTGATAAACTTCGTTCTCGTCGTGCCCAGTTTGACGTCGAATAATCAGCATACTGACCTTTTTGTGTCTTAGTAAGACGGAAATCAGTACCAGTTGTATAATCAGTTGGTAAATTTTCCATTTCTGGATCCATTAATGCCGCTTTGATAATCTTATAAATCGAAGGATTTATAACAAAACGCCTAATGGGATTTTCTGGATTTGCGTCACCTTCTAATGGATTGTTTACAACAAACCCTTGAAAGATGTATGAACGCTTTTTCCAATACTTACGTCCGATGTCCTCAAGTGCTGGATCTTTGAACCATGGACGGATTTCTGCGTGTACTGGGCAAGTTTCTCCCCACATTTCGGTGCACGGTACATTTACTGTAACCGGTTTTGCTTCGTCTTGTCCTTTTACACCTGGAAAAGGCATGCGAATCATTTGACGCTCTTGCCAAAAGAATGTGTTGCTTTCGTCCCCATCGGGAAGAAAACGCATCGTTGCCGTAGTATCGTGTGGAATATTCCAAAACGCATAAATTGCGTTATCTGTTTCGCGAGTACCAGTCTGACGCTGGTCCTGTGCCGCGAGTTTTGCTCTTAGTTCTGCCAATGTAGCCATATATTTTCTCCTTTATTAGCCTAAATATTAGTTTTAAAATTAAGTATTAACTTAATTAAATACATTATAGTATCTAATTGAACAAATGTCAAGTAAAAAATAACAAAATTAACAATAAATATTATATAGGTATTTATCTCACATGTCAACATATGGATAAGAAACATTTCTGCTACATACCATTTGATGGTATTACCATCGATCCACGTGGTCTAGCTCAATTATGTCCTGTCTGGTCAGACCAGGCAGACCACAGTCTACACGACTTTACAGAATCGACTACTACAATAGAAAACATATTCTATGGTGAGCGTATAAAAGAGGTTAGAGAAAAGATGCTTAACGATGAATACATTGATGCATGTAATTATTGTTATAGTAAAGAAAAACACAATCTCGAAAGTAAACGATTAAAATATGCTAATGGGCGGCGGCGAAAACCAACTGACATTGAGCCAAAAATTAGATATCTTGACATTAGTTTTAGTAATCAATGCAACCTTGCTTGTGCTATGTGCAACAGCATTCATAGTTCTCATTGGCATCATCAAGAAAAGTCTATGCCAGCGAAAGCAGTTAATGCACTAAAAACACATTACAACTATAACCAATTTAAACCAGTTGTATTACAAAAGGAAGTACTTGAGTCAATATTAGATAACATTAACGATTTAGAATTACTAATTATAAAAGGTGGTGAACCGTTGTACGATAAAAACTGCTTAACCTTCTTAGATAAAATTAGTAATGTAAAACCAACTCTCAAAATAAGAATGGTTAGCAACATAACATCCATACCTAAAAAAACTTTAGAAACTTTTGATAAACTAAAGGATATAGAAATTTTTGCCAGCATTGACGGCATACACAGAACATATGAATGGATCCGCGGAACAAACTTTAATAACATTGACAAAAACTTTCAAGTATTGCTAAATCATCCAAACATAACACTACTTGGTATTAACTTTGTATTAAGCATATACAATGTTGGTAACATGATTAGTACTTTTAACTATTTTTCAAAATATCAAAATAAAATTTTTGATAGTAATAGTATAAATGTATATCCAGCAGTACAACCATACTTGTCTGCTAACTTACTATTGGAAGAACACAAAGAAGTAACATTTAAAAACATAATAAAAGAGATACAAGAAAATGTTTTTAAAATTAATCCAATAGAAATACAAAGTATTGAAAACATAATTTTTAATATTAAAGACCCGTTTCCTGTAATGAGCAGAAAAGAAAATACATACAATGAACGTCAAGCATTTACCGAATTTACTAACTGGATGAATACAGTTCGTAAATTTAATATACAAGACGAACACAAGTACATTGCTGACATAATTAATATAGAAGAACAATGACAACATTTGATATTACAATATTAAATAGCCTAATAGATCGAGAACCCGGTTCTCGTAAACGACCTATGTTTGACTCAGAAGTACATAAGTTTCATAGTTCTTTACATAATACTATGCGGTTTGATAATGTTAGAAACACTACAACAACCGATACTGAAGACTACAATACAATAACAGAATTATTCAAAGAAAAAACACACAAGTGGATACAAGATCACAAGCTAATATCATTTACAGGGTTAGATGCCTTCCCAGATAGAGATATATGCCTCGGAGTAACACACCAAATAGATGAACTCCACATGATGTACAATAAAAAAATAGTAATATTTGATGGCGACTATGCTTACCATCGTAGATTGTTCCCTAAAATTAACAAAAGAACAGTTAATACACTTGCAACTGGTGATGTATTAGTTATAGCAACACCTTTTACATTCTATAACAACGATGCTCATCCTGAAATGCCAGAGATTTTAGAAAAATGCTTACAACTAAAAATTCCCGTACACATTGATGCCGCATGGTATTCTTGTTGTAGGGATATTAGCTTTAATATGGACCATCCTGCTATTAAAACAGTTACATTTTCTTTAAGTAAAGCATTTGGAATGAATTTACATCGTATAGGATTACGTTATTCTCGAAAACGAGAAAATGGACCTATACTTTTAATGAATGATTTTAAATATGTTAATATTGCAGATGTTTGGATAGGTTTAGAATTTATGCAACACTTTGGTACTGACTTTTGGTGGCGTAAATACGAAAAACATTATAATGCAATACTACAACATTGTAATTTAGCACCCAGCAAAGCAATACATACAGCACAATCTCTTGATAAAGATGGGAATATTATTAGGCCTGTACCTATGCGACATGCGTTATTATATATGGAATACGGTGTTATTCCAAATCAAGATCCGGATCAACCACTTCCATATCAGCTTTAACCTTTGGAAATGGTGCATAATCAGGCATATCATCATTAACATCAAACATTAATTCTTTTATACGATTAAAAGATTCATCTTTAGGCGTAATTTTACCATGTAAGATTGTATCATTACGCCAATCAGCAAGTATATCTTGTGTATCTGCTTCAACTACTTGCCATTCTTTAATAGAATTAGCCATAATTGCATCAATTATATCTTTTTTGGTATCAGCAGACCATTCATGACCAGGTCTAGTATGATCTAAAATAATATATTGACCAAAATCAACGTCAAATGCTTCGTTCATTAAATCAAAAATTCTCATAATATTATTTATATACCTGCTAAATGTTTAATACGTTGTATACTATCTGGCACATCATGATGAATAACTTCGCCTTCGTCAAAAGGGACAGCTTTCGGTGTATGTTTTTTTAATTCATGTCCAAGGAGACTTAACGGTTTTTCCTCTTTCTCACCTTTTTCTTCATTGTCCCATGTACCTGGGTCGCCCGGGTCTTCATATCCAGAAATATCATCACCTTTTAACCCAGTATGTTTTTTTATTCTCTTTAATACAAGATCTGCTTCTTCTTTATCTTGAAAAGTTATTACTGCGGCACTATCAGGTGAACCAAATTCAGATGGTGTTGCTTTATCTAAATCTCCCATATATTTTGAAAGATTATAAAAATCGCCATCACTCATTGTTTTAATTGCTACTGTATTCGCAGGATTAGGAATAAGGTCGCCTTCATTAACAGACTCAGTATGCTCACGATCATCATCATAATCTGGATGGAATGGCATATCCTTTGTGTTACCAGCAGGACCAAATGTTTCAGGATTCTCTGCAAAAAAGTTATTTAATTTTTCAATATACGGTTTGTATTTGTCATTAGCCTCGTCATTTTGTTTGCCTAATGCTGATTCTGGCTGATCAGGATGAGCGGGATCGTATTCTGCAGATACATGAGATTCTCCATTCTTATCACGCAAACTATAAATTAAATGCCCGGAACTCGTTTCTCCAGTTTCTATATCAACATCAGCTTCAATAATTTGATCTACCATCCACTCGAATGCTTGTTCTTCGTCCATATTCAATACATCTTCCAGAGCGGCCGCCTTGGCAGGGTCGAGATCATCCATTTTATTCATTATAAAATCTTGAACATCTGTGTCATTCTCTTCTAGCCATTCTAAAAGCCACTCATAAGCCGAGTCGTCAGTCTGATCTTCAAAGTCGACATAAGCATTAAATGTATCTCTTAATCCTAGAGTTAAATCTCCCTGTTCGCCAACTGGACAATAACCACTAATGCAATTCTGCATCATATCGCCTTCGCGTTTCATTTCTTCTTGTGAGTCTAACCTTACCCACATCATTCCATTTTTAAACTTCATAATAATTGGTGCTTCTTTTTCTACACGTTGTCTTTCTGCTGAATCGTGTTTCCATTTTTGAGCACCTAATTGAGTCATAACTTGCATTGCTTGTTTTAGGCCTGCAAAATCAAATTTACCTTGTTCGTATTTCTTTTTAAGAGGAACAAGTTTATTTGCAATATGTGGATCTAATGTTTTTGCATCTTTAACTAAATTATGAAATCTATAAAACAATGGATTACTAGTAGGTTCACCGTCGTCAGGTATATAAAGATCAAGCATATCGTTATATAAAGAATCTAATAC